TGGCGGTGTGACGTGGCGCTGAGCGAGGCGCGGCGGGCCAGCCTGCTGGCCTACTGCCGCATCGAGGAGCCAACCGCAGAGGAACTGCTCACCCTGGAGGGGCTGTACGACGCGGCGGTGGGCTACCTGGAGCAGGCGGGGGTGTCTGAGCCGGAGGAGGGCACCCCCCGCCGGGCCCAGTACGACCTGTGCGTCAACTTCATGGTGTTGCGGGACTTCGACTTGCGGGAGGCCACGATAACCGGCACGATTGTCAATGACAACCCGGCCTTCCGGCGCCTGCTCACCCAGCTCAAGCTGACGGAGCCGGATGTGTCCAAGTTGGACACATCCGGGGCTGGGGAGGTGTGAGGCAATGGCAGATTACATCGATGCCGGGAAGCTGAATCAGCCGGTTCAGGTGCTGGAGCTGCGGGAGACCGCGCCCGGCGTATGGGAGTGGGCGCCCGCCCGGCGGACCTGGGCCTCCATCACGTTACAGCCGAAAACCAACCTGTTTTCCAAGGTGGGCATCGGGGCCAGGGACGCCGCCGTGATCGTGCGGCGGCAGCCCCTCACCCTCCACCACGCCCTCCGCTGGGGCGATACCCACCTGTTTTTGACCTCCATCGTGCCCATGGGCCGCAACCACCTGGAGGTGGACGCGGCGGTGGTCAAGGTGGACACGGTGCGGCAGATGGCGGAGCGGGAGGCGGTGGTACAGACCTTTCCGGGGGTGCTCACCGAGAAGTATGTCCGGCACGGCCAGGAGTGGCCCATGTCGGTTAACGAGCTGGGGCTGGTCCTGGTGACGCCCAAGGCCGTCACCCTCCCGCCCGGCGGGCTCGTAGAGGCGCGTGGGGCGCTGTGGGAGG